TATACCCAGTATGAGTTTTATGAGTTTCCCCCAGCCTATACGCGTGAGGAAAAACAGTACCGTACTGGAGTAAAAACATGTACAAGAAGGGACTGGAAACAAACTCATAGAACTCATAAACTCATAAGGCGACAGGAGGGGGTCTGAGTGGTCGCCACCACTCCTACCTCCCGTAAGGCCAAGGGCCGGCGGTTCCAGCAGGCGGTCCGGCAGGACCTGATCGACTGCCTCGGCATCGACCCGGGCGACATCTTGTCGACGGCGATGGGGCAATCCGGATGCGACATCTACCTCTCACCGGCGGCCCGGGCACTCTTCCCGTACGGGGTCGAGTGCAAAGCCCAGGAGACCATCTCGCTGCCGGCCTGGTGGGAACAATGCAAAACGAACGCCGAGGCGGAGGGGCTCGCCCCCCTCCTCGTCCTGAAGCAGAGCCGGCGGGCGGCGCTGGCCGTGCTCCGGTGGGAGGACCTCCTCGCGCTGCTCCAGAACATCCCGGCAAATTTGCCGGAAGGTTCCGACGGGGGATGGGCATGACTAGGATCATCCGCGTCGAGACCTGCGACGAGTGCCCCCATGCCGCCGGCTCCCGGAGCTGCCGGGCAAGCCAGTGGTGCGACGAGGGCGGCATCCTCCGCTGTCGAAAGTTCACTGACTACTTCGTCATCCCAGAGTGGTGCCCGCTGGAGCAGGAGGGTCCCGACTGGCGGCCGCCGGCAACCATCGACCTGCACGGTCCACCACGCTATGCACGGAGCACGACCGACGGGAGGCGGACATGACATTGGAGATCGATCGCATCTACTGCGGCGACTGCCTCGACCTCATGCGTGAGATGCCGGATAAGAGCGTTGACCTCGTGCTGACCGATCCGCCGTATGGGATCGGGATGGATGGGGGGTGCATCGGATACAAAGGGGCAAACATCTTTGAGAAACTGGATTGGGACACACTCCCCCCGGATCGCCCATACTTCGATGAGATGTCCCGCATATCAAAAAACCAAGTGATCTTCGGAGGGAATTACTTTGATCTGCCTCCGACGCGAGGGTTTATTGTTTGGGATAAGGGTGCGGGGTTCAAAGGGAGGACATACGCCGAGTGCGAGTATGCATGGACGTCATTTGACCGGAACGCGCTGATCTACAAGCGTGACCCGCTTGCACATGGTGATTATCACGGGAAATTACATCCGACGCAGAAACCGACCCCTCTGTTTGCCTGGATTCTCGAGAAGTATTCAAAGCCCGGCGACCTCGTTCTCGACCCCTTCCTCGGCTCCGGCACAACGGCGATCGCTTGCCTCCGCACCGGAAGGCACTTTATCGGCATCGAGAAGCACGAGCCCTACTTCCTGAAAGCACAGGAGCGGATCGACAAAGAGCGAGCCCAGGTGCGGCTCTTCGACACACTGGGGGGGGCGTTCGCATGACCCCCGCCCGATGTCCGGGAAAAAATAGAGGTTCTCAAACGCGCGGAGGAGAGGGTGCGAGCACAAACTCAGCGGATGGAAGAAGAATCCAAACCTCTCCCTGCACGGAAAGGATGGCGGCAACCCCGAAAGCGGAGGGCGCGGTCATGACCCCGACCCTCTCCGGCCCCCGCGTCCTCTACATCAGCGGCCCCTACTCGCACCCCGACCCGGTGCACGGCATCCCTCGGAACATCCTCCTCGCCTCCGAGGCGGCCCTCATCGCCTGGCGGGACGGGTGGGCCGTCCACTGCCCGCATAAAAACTGCGCCGGGTTCGAGCACGCGGCTGGCATCCCCTACGAGACGTGGATCCAGGGGGACCTCGAACTCCTCCGCCGGGCCGACGCGATCTGCATGGTCGGGTCGTGGACCAAGTCTCGGGGGGCTCTCCAGGAGTATCGCCTCGCCCGGAGCCTCGGGATGCCCGTCTACCGCTACATCGCCGAGGAGATCCGGCCGATGCCGGCACCCGCGTTGCAGGTCTATGATGCCCTGGCAGAGGAGGCCCTGGCGTGAAGGGCATCCCCGTCTCCAAAAAACAGCACACCCGTGCCTGGCTGATGAAGCACCGGCTCCGGGCCAAGAGCCTCGACGAAGTCGCTGAGAAGGCGTTCGACGCTCTCGCTGAGAAGGAAGGGTGGGACGATCTCAAGCCTCAGCCGGAGGGGGAAGCCGATGGATAGGACTCCCGGGGCCCAGTGCACGATCTGCAATCACCCGCAACGAGTAGAGATCGAGAAGGCGGTCATGGCAGGTAAGTCGTATCGTGCCATTGCGGGTCAGTACGGTGTGTCAAGGGAGGCCGTGGGCCGTCACAAAAGAAACGGCCATATCGCAGAGCAAATCGTCAAAGCCGCCCGCAAGAAGGAGATAAAGCGGGCTGGAGAAATAGCAAGTGTAGTTGAGGAAAAGGAGCGCCGTGAGGTCGCGGACGCTGACCGACTCCTCCGGGTCGTCGAGGGGCTCCTCGCCGAGTGCCTGCGGATGGTCAAAGACGCGCAGGTCGGCGATGAGGGCACCAAGCTCCGCGCTGTCCGCGAAGCCCGGGAGACCGCCAAGCTCCTCCTGGAGGTACAGGGCGAACTCGCCGCGAACCCCGTCATCAACATCTCGCTCGTCGAGACGCAGCTGAACGAAATCCGCGCCCTGGTCCTCGGCGACCTCTGCCCCGTGTGTCAGGCGGTGGTCGCGCAGCGGCTCAAGGACCGTAAGCAGCAGAAGGTGATAGACGCATGATTACTGCTAAACAGGAACATATTGATGTACCGATCTCAAACCTCATCCCCTACGAGCGCAACCCGCGCAAGAACGACAAGGCCGTCAAGAAAGTCGCGGCGTCGCTCGAACAGTTCGGCCTCGTGAAAAACTCCGTGGTCGTCGACGAGAACATGGTGCTCCTCACGGGCCATACGACCCTGAAGGCGATGCAGTCGCTTGGGTGGAAGACTTGCCCTGCGGTCACGCAGGTCTTCGGTCTCACCGAAGAGGAGAAGGTCGCATACCGGATCGCTGACAACAAGCTCGGGGAGCTGGCAGAGTGGGACCTCGAACTCCTCGCCGGAGAGCTGGCGAGCCTGGACGAGGTCGGGTTTGATGCGGAGTTGACCGGGTTCGATACCGACGCCCTCGCCGAGATGTACCCCCCAGAGAAACTGGATGTGGCGGAGGATGACTACGAGCCGCCGGTCGAGATCGAGACTAGCATCCAGCGCGGCGACCTCTTCCGGCTCGGGCGGCACCGCCTGCTCTGCGGGGACTCGACGAGCGCGGAGGATGTGGGGCGGCTGATGGATGGGAAGAGGGCGGATCTCCTGCTGACTGATCCCCCATATGGGGTATCTTATGTGGGCAAGACGAAGGATGCGCTGACAATCGAGAATGATGCCCTGACAGAGGAAGGTCTCGAAGAGTTGATACGCGGGGCATTCTCCATTGCTGAGACTAATTGCCGCCCCGGCGCATACTGGTACGCAACGGCCCCGCCGGGACCGTTGCACCTTCTCTTCGCAGACGATTGGAAAGCCAGAGGTATCCTTCGGCAGATTATGGTCTGGGTGAAGGACAGCATGGTCCTCGGCCACAGCGAGTATCACTACCAACACGAGCCGATCCTCTTTGGCTGGATGCCGGGCGAACGGTACAAAAACCCCGACCGCACTCGGACGACTGTGTGGGAATGCCCGCGCCCGAATGCCAGTCGAGAGCACCCCACCATGAAACCCGTGGCGCTATGGGCGCGGGCGATTCAGGATGGTTCGAGGGAGGCAGATCTTGTTTTCGACCCCTTCCTCGGCAGCGGCACGACCCTCGTCGCCTGCGAGCAACTCGGGCGCACCTGTTACGGCATGGAGATCAGTCCGCAGTATTGTCAAGTGATCATCGACCGCTGGGAGAAACTCACCGGGCAGAAGGCGGAGAAGGTCGGTATATGAAGGCTCTGTATCATGTCTGACCCCGCCACCCTGATTACTACCTGGGTGGCAGATCTCCTCCGCGACCTCGACCCCTCATACGTCTGGGAGGAGGTCGCCGCTCGGACCCACCTCTGCCCGCAGCCCGGCCCACAGACCGACTTCCTCGCATCCGAGGCAGACATCACCATTTATGGCGGGGCGGCCGGCGGCGGGAAATCCTTCGGCCTCCTCCTCGCCCCGCTCCAGTGGTCGCACGTCCCCGGGTTTGGTGCGGTCATCTTCCGCCGGACCACGGTGCAGGTGCGGGCCGAGGGCGGCCTCTGGGACGACAGTGCCGAGATCTATCCCGCGCTTGGCGCCACGCCCCGGGAACAGCAACTTGAATGGCGGTTCCCCGCCGGCGCCACCGTCTCCTTCGCCCATATGGAGTACGAGCGCAACCGCCTCGATTGGCAAGGCTCGCAGATCTGTCTGATCGGGTTCGACGAGCTCACGCACTTCACCTGGCGGCAATTCTCCTACATGTTCAGCCGGAACCGGAGCACCTGCGGCGTCAGGCCCCGGATCATGGCAACGACGAACCCCGACGCTGACTCCTGGGTGACCGAGTTCATCGGATGGTGGATCGACCAGGAGACCGGGTTCCCTATCCCCGAGCGGGCCGGCGTCCTCCGCTGGTTCGTGCAGTTCGGCGACGATCTCATCTGGGGGGACTCCCGCGAGACACTCCTGGAGCGCTACCCCGACTCGCTCCCGATGTCAGTCACGTTCATCCCGGCGAAGTTGGAAGACAACCCCGCGCTGACAAGCAAAGACCCGGCCTACCGCGGCAAACTCATGGCGCTGGACCGCGTCGAGCGCGAGCGGTTGCTCAACGGCAACTGGAAGATCCGCCCGGTCGCCGGGATGTATTTCCGGCGAGAATGGTTCGAGATCGTCGACCAGGCGCCCGCCGACATGCTTACCGTCCGATTCTGGGACTTCGCCGGATCCAAGTCGACGCCGCGGAACAAAGACCCCGACTGGACCGTCGGCCTGCTCCTCGGCTACAAACCGCCGACGTTCTACGTCCTCGATGTGGTCCGGATGCAGGACAGCCCGGGCGCGGTGGAGCAGGCCCTCATCCACACCGCCGAACTCGATGGGCGAGGGGTGCCGGTCTTCGTCGAGCAGGAGCCCGGGTCCTCGTCGCTTTACCTCATCAACTCCCTCGTCGACAAACTGCCCGGCCACGTCGTCACCGGCATCCCGAGCACCGGGAGCAAGCAGACCCGAGCGAAGCCGGTCTCATCCGCCGCCGAGCACGGGAAGGTGGTACTGGTCCGGGGCGAGTGGAACCGGGGGTTCCTCGCAGAGGTGGAGTATTTCCCGGACGGCGCTCACGACGACCAGGTCGACGCCCTCTCCGGCGCTCACGCTGCCCTGGTGGAACTGTGGAAACTCCTGGCGGCAGGCGACGAGGAAGGGGTCGTGACCTACGACAGCCCGGTGAGCATCAGCCCGGTGTGATCTCAACCTACGATACTTATTTATATTATTACATCTAATGTAATTATTGTAAGAGGTGAAAGAGAATGACTCAAACCATTGGACTGAAAACCACCACAAAGCACGGGGATATCTGCATCGTGTTCCCCTTCCTGAAAGAGACTGAGAAGGCAATCCTAATCCGGGTCCCGCAGATCGCCGGGTCCGGATACAACATCTTCGCGACCGGCCGGGAGAAAGAGGTCTGGGTTCCGAAGAGCCAGTTGAAGGAGGCCGGAAACAGCTATGACCTCAAGCCGTTCATCTGGGAGAAGATCGCGCCCAGCACCGCGCTAACGACAGCGGCGTGGGTCATGAAGCAGGTGGGTGCGGACCTTGAGACAACCGGGTTCCCGGCTGAGATGCTCGGGCAGGTCGCGAGCAAGGTGCGGGAGGCGATCTAAATGATTTTTAAGAACTCGCAGGGATACGAGTATCAGATTCGGCTTGTTGGGCAGGAGGGGGATGACCCCCTCACGCTTGAAAACATCAGGATCGATCACATGGACCGGCCAAACATGACATTAGAGGAATACTTCAAGTTTGCTGGAGCCGAGGCTGAGCGACCGTATTTCATATTCATGGAGAGCGAGATTCTGGACTCACTTCAGGAGGGGAACGGGCTTGAGATCACAGAAGATGACCTTATACCTCTTCCTGACGAGTACTTACCTCAAAAATACGTCAACATCCGCATCTACCGCGCCGACCGCGACCGGCTCGCGACCCATATGCGCTACGGGGAGACGATGGCCGACGCGATCCACGCGCTGATCGAGCCGGCCCGCGGCGAGTGACATCCCGGCAATACTGCCGGGAAGTATCCTACTATTTAAAACCCCTACTTTTTTAAGATTTTAAAATTCTCGCCCCTTTAAGTATTTGAGCGTCTATAACCTCCGCAACGGT